TTCAGGGCCCGATTCTTTTTCCCGTGATACCGCTAAGTCAAACATACGGTCCCCAATTTGGACCCCGTACCAGTAGGACTCTTCCGGTTCGCGGGTGGGCCGCTCTTCATTTATTGCGGGGTCGGTTTTGTAAAAACGGATCAAGCTTTGTTTTTCCGTTTTTGAAAGGACAAGATCAGTCATTACGCACCCCCTGCAAAGCGTCCCATTGCTGGTTAAGGTCCTGCCGTGATTGCGGGCAGGCAAAATATAGGGCTTCGAGCAAGTCCGCGATATATTCCGCCGTGCTTGCATCGCCGCGTAAATCGCGCATTTCATCTTGTGCGATTTTCAAAAAGTCAATTTCAGTCATCTTCGTTAGCTTCCTTCCACATGAACGGTTGATCCCAAACAGTCAGGCGCAGATAAAAGCCCTCTTCCTCTGCGTCCCAAGTATGCTCCCATTTATTGCCAAAGTGTTTGGTCAACAAATAGTATAAATCATGTTCAAAGCTTTGGAATTGCTCCAGCGGGTCATGTTTAACGGTCATCTTCGGCCCCCTCTTCGGACTGTAGGTTGGAAAAGAAGATGGTAACATCGCCTTCCTCATCCAGATCACTATCGACTTGTTTGTATGTAACATCGGTTCCCATAACCAGCATATGGATACGCCGGAACAGTTCATCTTCAGTCATATCATTTCCCTCATCGGTTGGTTTCGATAAGGTATAAGATAGGTCTTATAATTCTATTGTCAAACGGAAAAATTCAGACCAGTTCACCGGATCAGGAAATTTAAAGCGCGGCTCTATTAAAAGCCCGCGGTCTGCCAGTTCAACGGCCTGATCGCCACCGAATACAAAAACATCTGCATTTTTGTTTTTGACAAAGATATATGTCGGGGCGTGTTTGTGTTGGGTAAGCCAAGAGATTTGATGGGGCGATAATCTGACCGCCATGCCGTTGGTCGTTTTCAATTCAACAAAATAGAAGGTGCCCCGTTCTGAACAAATAACCAGATCGGGGACGCCTTGTGATGCCCAACTTTCGAGACGGGTGAATTTTAAATCAGGCCGGAGTTTCTTCTGGTTCCGGCGTAAGGTCTGGTAAAAGCTCGACTCCAGATTCTTTTTCGGTTTTTTCGGTGGGCGTGATATTGATAATGGAAGCTCCATATTGCCTCTTTATTTCCTCCAAAGCTTTTTCAACTTCTTCGCGGCTCATGCTGTCAATAGAACCGTGCCGGATCTCTGATTTGCTGACATAGATGTCGCCCTGCGCCTGACCACGGGCTTTTTCTGCTTGAACGGCGGCAGAGTAAGCCCCGTCCTCCAAAGCTTTATCACGGATGCGCTGAAGGTCACGGATATGCCTTCCATAGGTCACGCGATATTGTTCGTTCAATTCTTCACGATACCGTTTGATTGCGGCGCAGACATTGGGGTGCATTCGGGGGTCGGTAAGCTGAGAAGCTTTTACGGATGCGCTTTTCTCTGGATAACCCGCGTTGATAGCGGCCTGCTTCTTAGTGATCATGCCATCGTGAGCGACAAATTCTTTTACAAAGGCTATTTGTTTGTCGGTCAGGGGCGTGTCCTCGTTCTTTCGAGGTCTGCCCATAGGCTTTTTTTCTTTCTTAACTATTCTCATCACTGCCCTCTTCAATAAGAACTACCGCAAATTTAAGGTAATATTCGAGGCAGAGCAAGGTTTTCGCCTTTGTTAACCATATTTTGGTTAAATGAAAATGTTACGGTGTTACACAATATGTTACAAGATTTTGCCTTTTTATTATGTAAAAACAGAGATGTAACATTTTACTACATTTTTCACACCGTATTTAGTCGGAAATAAATTTTTTTCTATTTTTCCCCCTATATAAAAAATTACCCTTCCTGAAAGCCTTACTGACCAAGGGTTTGAGCGTAACTTTTTAGGGTTTTTAATGGTGTTACAAAAGTTACACCCCGCTCTGAAAACAGAACGAGGTGTAACTAAACGTAACCAACCAACAGAAAGGAAACTGCTGAACCCCTTTAACTTAATCCCTGTTCCGTGGTCCGTCAAGCGTGATCCGCAATTTTTTCACTGCTAAAGCGAATTAACTTTGTTTCTTCTTCAAAACCGTGGAACCCACCCCTCTTAGGGGCCTCCGCGGACCGTTCTATCTGGCACATTATTTCGTAGGCGGTATCCCGCGGGTCGTGGGCATTGACGACATTTTCGAGCAAATTGCATATTTCGTCTAGATTCATAATTAAGCCTCCATTTAGTTTGATATATTGCTTGCAATTCGCGTACCAGTGTCCTATACAGAGATTGTCACTAGGAGCCCAGACACGGATTTCTAAAAAGATTGCTAGTAGGAACTCGGGCACGATGTTTCTATAAAAGAAAAGAGGCAGGGCCAACACCCTGTCTTTTTTTGTTTGTGTTTCACAGAAAAGTGTCCTATACAGAGATTGTCACTAGTTATCCAGTAACGGCTTTCTAAAAAGATTGTGAGTAGTAAGCCCAACACGGCTTTCTATAAAAGAAAAGAGGCAGGGCCAACAACCTGTCTCTTTTTTTGTGCCCGCGTCATCCGGTCAAGTGTAAGGCGTTGCCTGACAGTGTAGCTACAATGTAGCCACAATGTAGCCACAACAGCTAAAATAGCTACTTTAGCCATTATAACATTTGTTATAATCAGTGTTTCCTCTGAAGAAACTTTGTTTCCTAATAAACTAAGTGACTGATTTTATTAAAAAAATAAAAGGGGTTGCTAAGACTTGTCCCATATGGTAGAATCGAAGAACGATCAGAAAAGATCGTCCAGCGGGTCTAACCAGCCCGCCGCTGTTTGTAAACGTAAACCAACCAACCGCCGCACACGCGGCAGAAAGGAGTCAGCTATGTCTGATTCTAAGCGATACCTCGCCATCATCTTTGTTGGCGGTGGAAGCTCTTGGGCTTATGGGCCCACCCCTGATCAAGCGGCAACCGATGCGACACGCATCTTGCGCCGTGACTGGGGTCACCTGTTCGACTGGAACGAGCCTGTTCCGGTTAATCTCTTCGACACCGAAGGGTTTGAGGGCTTCGCGGCTGATCACCGCGGGGTATTCGGCACCAACACTGTGGGTGACGATGTGGAAAGCAAGTTGCTCGAAACCATCGACATCTTTTACAGGGACGTGCCGAAACGGGCGTAGGCCCGCGGTCCGTGGATCATGCTATGTGGTTCACGGACCATTCCTTTTGTTTCACATGAAACATCTGTAACCAACAAAGGAGACTGGAATGAAAGAACCAACACTTATTATAAATCTTCCAGACAGCAGTAGCGGCTGGGGTGATGCAAAGCAATACATTCAGGTCTGGTATCAAGGTGGCGGCGTTTTTAATTTTAACTGCACCACTGAATGTTATGACGAGGACGATGAGGTGTATTGCGGGATATGTGGAGGTCCTGAAACTGCATATTACAGCTTTGAGCAAAGTAGGGATGAAGTGAAACAGCTAATCAAACAGCTAACCGCCCTGCTTGAGTTACCCGTTGAAGAGCCCTCAAACACCGCGGAGGCAGTATGATGACTAAGTTCACACTGGAACAGCAAGCCAAGCTAGAAAGGTTGGTAGAGTTCAATGAAGATGGTGGCTTCTCTATTTTAGGTGATGTTGAGGGTAATATCTTCGGCAATGTCCACGGTAATATTTGGGATGACGTCTTGGGTGACATCGTAGGCAACGTCAAAGGCTATGTCGGGGGAGATGTTGAGGGGAATATCCTTGGTAATGTCTTGGGTGATATCCGCGGTAATGTTATTGGCTATGATCTTCGATATTACCGAAAACATTTACTAGGCAATGGTGAGGAAAAACATGATGGGTAAAAAGAAGTATGATTGGAAGCACTACGAAATATGGAGTTCTGAGGATGGTGAACCCTTTCGTAGGAAAGTCATTGGCCCCTTCAAGACCTATGCAGAAGCGGAATACTATGTGGACGACTGGAGGATCGGCGATCTCGTCTACTGT